CGCCATCTCACAAAAAGAAAAGGTCGGAGAGAGACAGAGAGCGACCACATACATCATTTAAACCAAGAAGTCTAGTAACAGGAATCTAATGAAAAGCAACGGACAAAGCGACAACGCTGACGCAAACCAAACCTTTGGTTATAAGCCAAACAAACGACAACGAGAAGTTCGTCGTACTATTTACGAACGATTCCACGCTATGCGTGATGACCCTATCCGCAAGGAAGAGGAAGCTCACTGGGAACAAGCTGACAAAGATTATATGCAGTGGATGCCTAAGCGTGATGATGAGGACTGGCGTTCTCACCTAGTTCTTCCTGATGCCTTTGCTGCCATTCAGTCAAACGCTCAAGAGACAATTGAGCGACGTAGCCGACCTGTCCTTGAATCAGTAGAAGCATCTGACCTCGCCCGCGAGCAATTCTGTAACGACATTATGAAGTATAGTATGGATAGGACTCAGTTTGATTACGAGAACTACCGTGCTAAATTAGTTGCCTCTATCCGTGGTACCGCCTTTGTAATGGAGCGCTACCGCTATGAGACTCGCAAGGTAAAAGACCCTGACTCTATTGACGACCAAGGGAACATCGTTTACAAGGAACGTGAGATTGTCGATTACGACGATACTGTTACTGAGTTCTGTGAAAATGATTCTATCTTCCTTGACCCATCTGCACAGCACGAATCTAAAGCTCGTGATATGGTTGAGCGTGAAGTTATTGATTACAAGGAATATAAGCGCCTCTATATGAACAAGCCTGGTTTCACTAACCAGCAATATGTTCAGGCAGCAGGTGATTTGAAAGAGAATACCCAATTCTTCCAACAAGCAAAGGATATGACCGACGATGATGTTGAAATTCTGCACTACACAAATCGTGCCACTGATGAATACAATGTTGTTGCTAATAACGTCGTTATTCGTGATGACGCTATCCCTTACAAGCACAAGGAATTAAGCGTATCTATCTACCGTCACTATATGATTCCTGGCCGTATGTACGGACTTGGTATCCCTCGTGTTATCTATTCGCTTAGTGAGGAGCGTGCGAGTCTTCGCCGTCTTAACCTAGACCGACAAAACCTTAATATGAATAAGGTCTTCCTAGCTAACGACCTTGTTGATATAGATGAGGAAGATGCAAGAAGCAGGCCAAATGGTATTATCCAGGTAAATACCAATGGTATGAATATCAACCAGGTTATTCAACCGCTAGAGTTTGGCGATATATCCCCAAGTTATTACCGTACAGAAGAAATGCTGCTTGAGGATATTCGCCGCGCACACGGTATTGATGACCGAATCCAGGGTGTTCAAACTGGTGGTACAGCTACTGAGGCAGCTATCCTTAAAGAGACCGCTCAAAAGCGTATCAATATGGTTGCCGTACAAGCTGAGATGGATACGCTTATCCGTATCGGCCGCCTTAAATGGAGTAATATTCAGTTCTTCTACCCAGCTGCAAAGATTCAACGTATCACACAGGATACCGAAGACCAGCAAACAAAAGTCTACCGTGCTGTTAAAGTTCAAGGTCGTGAATACACGATTCAAGAGAAGAACGGTGGATATGAACTTGACACTTCTGAAATTGAGGGTACAAGTGGATTTGTACTCAATCCAGCAATGGCTAAGTTTATGGAGGGTGATTACGATGTAACGATGGATGCAAACGCATCTCCAGTACTGAGTAAGCCACTCCAACAAGCTAAGATTACTGAGATGTTCGGTCTTATTGCCCTTAACCCAATGCTTATGAATGTTATCGAGCCAGAAAAGGCTGTACGTCGTTACCTCCAAATTAACGATGAAGACCCTAAGATGTGGATGCGCGGTAAAGGCCTCACGAGTGACCAATGGAAACGCCTTGCTATTCAAGAGAATAATGTTATGGCTACTGGTATCCCTCTTGTTCCTACAGACGGAGCCACAGAAGACCACACTAGCGAGCACTTGCACTTTATGGATACGCCAGCATTCCACGCGCTCCCTGCACCAGTTCAGCAAAATATTCTCCAGCACGTTCTTGGGGAGGACTCAGCTCGTGGTGGAGTTGGCGCTCAGATGGCCCAGAGTATGGGTATCGGCGGCCAAGGCGGTGGCGCACCAGCACAAGGCGGTACTCCAATGCCCGAATCCTTACCTGGAACTACTCCAATGAATAACTTTCTAAACAACGCACAGACTCCACTCAGTATGCCACGGGGAGGCATCGGAAGTAACACTGCTGCCAGAGGTCAGTCGGCTACAATGACGGCTTCTATCCCTGGAAAAGCACAAGCACAAAACAACGCAGGGTAGGGGAGAAATCCCCTGACCCTTGAGAATTATAAGTATTATAGGATAGGATAGTAAACAAGTATGGAAGATGAAGTATTTAGAGCGCTAAGTACCAAAGAACGAGAATTACTAGGAACTTTGTTCGAGACTGAATCAGCTAAGGCAATCCTAGTCGCCTTGGATAAATATCAGATGGCTAAAGCAACTCACATTGCACTAATGGCCCCAGATTATGACAATGTTATCCTCAACCGAGGGAACATACAAGGCGCAAGGTTCATATATGACCTTATGAAGCACGCACATTCCAAGATAAACAAAGAAAAGGCTTAAAATAAGCCATTCATCGCATTTTGCCGAGTGCGCTGATAGTTTATTTTAACGAGGGAAACTCTATTTAGAGACCAGCAAGGAGAAATTTTACATATGGCAGACCAGGATACAACCGTTAATTACGAAAACGGTGAAAAAGTAGAAGATGAAGTAGAAACCACGCAGGTGGAAGACGAAAAAGATACTACTCAGGACACTGAATCACAAGAGACGGATACTGGAAAAGAAAACGAAGAAGAATCTGACGAATCAGACGGGAAAACCGAAACTGAAAAGGAAGAGGAAGCTGAGTTTAAGCGACGTTTTAACCAATTCGAGGGAGAAACCCTTGAAGAGTACGTTCAAAAACTTGAAGATGCTTATGCAAATTCATCTACTGAGGGTCAGCGAAACTCTAAGGAGGCTAAAGAAGCCAAAGCACAGCTAGATAAAGTATTATCTGTTGTTGCAAACAACCCTGAGTTCGCAAAAGCTCTGGAAGAGGGTAAAGAAACCCCCGCTCAGAAAGAAGACCCTGCCCTCGCCTACGCGCGACAGCAGATGGAAGCAGATTATGCTCGTGATTGGCAGTCATTTGTCACACTTCACCCAGAAGTTGCTGATGATAAAGCCCTACAGCAAGAGTTAATCGAGGAACTTGACATCATTGGAGACGCAGCCGAAAGGCGTGGTCGTCAACTAAGTATGGAAGAGGGACTCAGGAAAGCCTGGATTAGTCTAGGTAAAGCCGAAGCCGACAAGAAAGAGGATGTTGTGAATAAGACGAAGCAACAAGCAAGTAAAGGTGCCCCTGGTGCTTCAAAGCCTAAATCTACGGAGAGTAAAAAAGAATTTACTCCTGAACAGATTGCAGTAGCTAAGAAGATGGGTGTGACTCCTGAACAACTTGCAAAGTATAGCAAATAATAGTGAGGAGCCAAATAAATGGCAGATGTTATCGGAACAGCAAGCAATTCTACTGCTAGCTTCGTAACTAAAGAGTATCCTGTAGCCAATGGCGTAACTGTCACTAGTGGAGACGTAGTATATTGGGCTAGCGGTCGCGTAACAAACGCAACTATCGCTGGTGCAACTATTCTAGGTGTCGTATCTGGTGGTCAGTCGCAAGACTTGAGCAACGTTGCAAACAGCAACGGCGACCCTGTAGCAGCTACTGGTAACTCAGCTGGAACTGTTACTGTCTTGGTCGTTGTAGACCCAAGCGTTAAAGTAGCTATTTCGCAAAACTCCGCTCCAACTCTCGGTGCTCGTTATAACCTTAGTGGTTCTACTGGCGCACAAACCGTGAACGTGAGTGGTGGTGCAGGCACACAAGTCGAATGTGTCGCAGTATCGTACAAAAACAACACTGGTGTTGGTGTGTACATCTTTAACAAACACGAATATAAAGTAAGCGCATAGGAGATTTAGTATATGCCATCTTTGAACGCACGACCTAATTGGCCTATCCTGCTCGACCCAAGCTTCCGCGCTGTCTATTCACAACTTACAGAAGACTTTCCAAGTCACATTGGTGACATCTTCTCAGTTGAGACAAGTAGCAAAGCTTACGAAAAGGACGTATCTGTTAGTGGCCTAGGGAAACTTAGCCGCAAACCAGAGGGTGACACGATTTCTTACGAGTCTCCTGTTGCTGGATACCCAGTTACTTACAACCACTTGACATTCGGTGGTGGTGAGGCAGTTACTTACGAAATGTACTCAGATGACGAGTATAATGTCATCAAGAAAGCTCCAGCTCGTCTTGCACGAAGCAAAATGCGTACTAAGGAGCAGTACGGTGCGGACATCCTGAACTTCGGTTTCACCTATGGTGGTGGTGGTTCTGCATTCTTTAACGGTGGTGACGGTAAAGCACTGTTCGCTACAGACCACCCACTCAAGAGTGGTGGTACGCAAAGTAACACTACGACTGCTGACCTCGATGAAGATTCGCTCGAAAATGCTCTCGTAACGATGCGCGCAACAAAGGACAACAAGGGTGAGTTAATGATGGTTCAACCTGATACCTTGGTTGTTCCACCTGCACTTGAAAAAGAGGCTCGCATCCTCCTTGAAAGCCAACAACGTGTTGGTACTGCGAACAACGATATCAACCCTTACAAGGGTCGCCTAAAGCTTATCGTCTGGGACTTCCTCGGCGCAGCTGCTGGTGGTTCAGATACTGCTTGGTTTATTCTCGATAGTACTCAAAATGGTCTTACTTGGTTCAACCGAGACGACCGTGGTCTTGAAGGCCCAGAGTACGACTTCGACTCGAAGACCGCAAAGTGGTCTGTAGTTGCTCGTTGGAGCGCTGGTTTCTCTGACTGGCGTGGTGTATACGGTTCAAAGGGTGACAACTCTTAGTAACTGGTAGCACATAAAAGGATTGGAGGGAGGTAGCAATACTTCCCTTTATCCATATTTAATTATAATAAAGGAGGCTTTTATGCCACTTCGCAAAACACTTCAACCAACTCGCGTGACACTCGGTGACGACGGTAAGTTTGGTAAACGAAATATTATCTCGGTCGCTCTTAATAAGTTTGACCTACGCACTCCAAAGACTGCTAGCACGACCGCTATCTCAGCAGCTGTGACAGGTAACGCATCAACTGCCGTTACAACCCCATTAAGTGTCGAACTAGAGCAACCTCGCTCAGTAACTGTTACCGCTGGTGGTACAGCTGCTTCGATTCTTGGCCCTGTAGTTGTAAACGGGCTGAACTTTGAGGGCAAGCCAATGAGTGAGAGTATCACAATTACGTCAGCTACGGCTGGTACGTATAATGGTACAAAGGCATTCGCTGTTGTTACTGGATTTACTATCCCAGTTCAAGGTGGTGCAGGCGCTACATTCGCAGTGGGTACTGGTGCAAACTTCGGTTTGTCTACTCGAAACCTATCTGTTACTCAGGTTAAACTCTTCAAAAC